CTTGGCTAGCTGACCGTAAAGCCTGATCTTACGGAGCATGGCGCAACCTCCTTCCAGTCATCTTAGCTAACCAGCCGCCATACATGTCACGGCTGCTGAGGCGGCCTTGTATGTGGTGGAGTACCATGCCATCGCCGATGTAGACAGCGCAATGGTTCAGGCCATGCGCATTGATCGACATCAGCAGCAGGTCGCCGCTTTCGAGGTGCTCATCTTCCTGGAGCTCGCGGAAGCCAGTGGCCGCCCAGCAACCTTCAAACATCGGTGCCGCAAGAAAATCTGCCGGGTCCACTGGCCGCTGCCAGTCGCGCAAGGCGATGCCATGCTCGCTGTACCAGTCACGGGCTAGGGTCCAGCAATCCTGCACGGCCCACACCCACTGCCGACCGATGAGCGGTGAGCGGTAGCCACATGGCACGTAGGTGCCCCATGCCTGGGTCTTTGGGTTGACGATGTGCCACGGCAGATTGCTGGCCTCTGCGGCCACCTTGTCAGCATCACTGGGTAGTGCTGGCGTTATCGGATGGCTGTGGATGATAGCCGTGATCTCACCTGCATCCTCCGCGGCGGCGTAATCCGCTGGATTCAGCACAAACAACTGCTCGGGCTGCGTTGCAAGGTTGCGGCACGGCCAGTAGCGGGCGCGGCCTTTGACCACCACAACCAGCCCGCACGCCTCCCGGGGGTCTTCAGCCTGCGCATGTTCTAAGGCAGCATCTTTCCAGATCATGTGAAGTAAGTGCCGATGCCTGGGTAGCCGCCAAATGGAAGTTCAGCAGACTGGCCAAATCTTGCCTTGCAACTATCAACACGCTTACCGCAGATGTCCTCGCTTGCATTGCCTACAGCAACATCGTTGACGTTAAAATAATTGATGCCCGCGTAGCTGCATTCATTTGAACGGTACACCCATTGACAGCGCGTAATACATTGCCGTTTTGGTGCACGGATGCCTGCCATGTCAAACGCACTGGCAAGTTCAAACTCAACCACGTCACGGTTTTCTGCTGACTTGCGATCTACAAAATAGATCTCGCGTGGAAATTCCGCGAGGGGGTCTGGTGCGCCAAATGGGTTGCCAACCTCCTGATAGATAAAGGTGCTGTCTTCATACATCAAAGCAAAACTATCTTCAGTCAGCAGGTAGTCAACATCAGCGGGGAAGTTATCGCTATCAATAAATCGCGCTAGCGTCCTGATGCGCGTAAACTTAGCGCCTTCCAAACCTTCTGGCAGCGTCAGGATTAACGCTGTGATGGTGCCCATGATGTTACTGATCCGCATCCTGGGACGCGGCAGTGTACCTTGGCCGCTGTATTCAAACCCCTCCACTTCAATTGGTAGTGCCATGTATGGCTGGCCAGCCCAAATTAAATCACCGTTATTGTTAAGGCTTGTGCCCGCATGGAAGTAATACGTCTCTGCTACGCCATGCTGCGGCACATTAAGCTCAAGCTGAAATAGCTCAATCAGTGCGCCGGGCGCAACACCCTGCAACGCACTGACTAGATCATCTTCACCGACTGCATAACCAGCAATCCAATAGCCAGTTACAGCGTAGTTCATTGATTATGCAGTGACAGCTTTGATGACAGCAAAGCCGATCACGATAGCTTCAGACAATGAACCAGCCGTTACGTTGCGCACATTGATGGAAGCTGATCCGGCTGCTGCTTGGGCATTGAGCAAGTACGCGCCAGCCGTGCCACCGCTGACGTGGTTTAACACCAGCAGGTCAGTCGCAGCAATCGTGCTGTTGGTAAGCGTGAAGGTCACCGTAGTAGCCGCCGCCAGTGATGCGTTGTGCATTGTGATCTGGCCGCACTTCTTGTTAAGCGTGACGGCAGTTGCCTTGCTTGTTGCCTGCGTTACCGTACCGCCTTCACCAGTGATGTAACCAGCCTTGTCCGTGTTGAGGTTGGTGAAGTTAGCATCCACTTCAACGTGCGTGAGCGCGCTGCCTTTACCGGATCGGGTGACGATGGTGCTCATGGGATCAGCGTTTGAAGATTGCTTGGATTGTAGCGCGGTCTAGGCTTCGGATAATCATGGTTCAAAGACCTCTTCAAATGTAGCGGTTATGTTGTTGAAATTACAGCTTACCTGGCTGGTGTTCCATTGTGCACAGATCCATTTGCCGACGTAACTATTGGGGTCTGTCCAGTCAAAGGATTCAGCAGCACCTTGCGTACGCAAGAATGTCAAGATGTTATTGCGTTCAGTATCAGTACGATTCAAGAATTGCAAAGACCATTTCTTTGGTTGTGTATTCAGACCATAAGAAAGGCGTTGCTCGTATCCATCGCCAAACTTAACACGTTTGATAATTGGCTGCTCCTCTAGGTCAGCCGTGAAACTAGGAGTGAAAGTAAAGGTTGCCATTAGCGTCGGGTACCAGCCAAGAGACCACCTGGTCGTTGTTGCTTCACCAATTCTGCCTGAACCGCAGCCGAAACGGCAACCCCTAACTGCTTCGCCTGCGATTGGTCGCCCTGCACGCTGGCATTACCGGAGGCATCTACGTTGACCGTTACGTTGGTGCTGCCGCCACCGCCGCCCTGCATCGCCACCGGGATGCGCCGGCCATCAGGTAGCGGCACGAAGGCCTCAGGCCTGGATCCTTCACCGTAGAGCGCCAGCTGCGGGGAGTTGGCGATGCCGCCTGATGCGTACTTCTTGAGAGGCATCGGACCGTCGCCGGTCATGATGCCGCCGTTGGCAAACTTAAAGCCCGGGAAGAGACTGCCGATGGCTTCCGTGATCGGCTTGATAATTGCAGCGCGGATTACAATGCGCGACAAGTCTTCAATAATGCTAGTGGCCAGATCATTGAAGCTTGCCTTGCCAGTAGTGACAAATGCAGTCAGTTGATCCTCAAGACCCTTAAGGCTGCCAATCACAGCATCACCGATTGCGCCGCCGATGTCTTTGATACTGTTGTAATACTCTTGCAAGCGATCCTTAATGCCAGCACCAATTGATTCATTGTCAGTCTTTTGCTTTGCAGTAGCAGCATCCAATGCTCCAGCACGCTCGCGCAGAAGGCGTACATGCTCAGCCAGTGCCGGGTTAGTTGCAGCAAGGATGTCTAGCTGCAGCAAGTTGACTTGAGCATTAAGCTTCTCCAGCTCGGTTAGCTCAGTCTTGCCGCGATTAACTTCTGTAATCTTAGCGTTGTATTCATCCACGCTCGGCAAAAGATCCTTCAATCCCTGCAAATACTTTTGATCTGTTAGCTCAGTATTTGCTCGTTTGAGCTGCTCAATAAAGCCGTTCAATATCTTAGGATCAAATTTGGCACCTAATGTTACTGCCTCATCGCTAATACTTTTAATGTTTTTCTTGAAATCATCTACGATTCGTTTGTTTTCAGTCAGTGCCGTATCGCGCTCAAAGTACAGCTTTTGCGTAGGCGATGCGCCAACAACGTCAAAAGCGTCTCGGGTATCTTCAACGCTTCTGCGCAGTTGCTCTTCCAGGTTGAGTGACTTCTCCGTCAAGGCGGCGCGCTTCTCCAGAATGCGCTCCTGCTCAGTGGCTGCCTTCCTAGCTGCTGCTGCCCCTGTTGCATCGGCTGCGCTGGTGTCCACTGCTAATGAGCGACCGCCGGTGCGCCGGCCTGTGCCGGGTGATGGTGAATCAGTGAATATCTTTTGCAACTGCGCAAAGTCTTTCTTTGCTTGTTCAATGCCCGAGTTAAATCCTTTACTTAGTGCTTGCCCTGCTCCAGAAAAATCACCTTGCAATGCTTTGCCAATTGCATCAAAACTGTAGACGGTGGCTTTAATCAGTACATCAACAAGCTTAATGGTGGCAAAGACTACAGCAGCAATAGATTGAATACCAACTTTTATGACCAGGAACAGCGCCGTCCAATCTTGCTTAGTATCAAACAGATCGGCAAATACCTCAAGGATCGACTGCAGCGCCGGCAGCAGCGCGTCAGTGAGCTCCAGCCCGAAAGCCTGCGTCTTGATGCCCAGCTCGGTAATTGTGTCGTTGAACAGATCAGAGCGCGCCGCAAAGTCTTCGCCCACCTTGTAGGTGAACTTCTCCATGCTGGCCGCGCCTTCATTCAGCAGCGGGATCAGGTCAGCACCGGCCTTGCCAAACAATGCTACCGCTGCTGCCGCTTTCTGCGCACCGTCCGGCATGTCAGCAAAGCGATCGGCAATCTGCTTGAGTGCCTTGTCAGCCGGCACCACCTGGCCATTAGCGTCCTTGACATCTACACCCAGTGCCTGGAACTTCCGCGCTAGATCTTCGTTGCCCTCCGCCGCCTTCACCAGGTTCACGTTGAGCTTGGTAATCCCTTTGCCGAGCGTGCCCACATCCACGTCCGCCAGTTTGGCTGCGTTGCCGATGCCGATCAGTGCAGAGGCAGCAACACCAGTCTTGGCCTGCAGGTTGAACAGCTCATCGCCTGCGTCGATTGATTTCTTGATGACAGCACCTAGGCCAGCCACAATGGCGCTGCCGGCGATTGCTGCACCGAAGCCAGCCACCGCACCCTTGAGGTTGTTGAAGCCCAGCGCAGCGTTCTTGGCCTGGCCCTGGAGGCCCTGCAGCGAGTTGCCCAGCCGGCGGATGTTGTTCTCGCCCTGAACGTCCGCCTTGATGCGGAGCAGGGCGTCCATGTTCATCGCCATGTCAGCTGCTCCGCGAGTTGATCGTGCCCATCGCCGCTGCCTCCATCACCTGCAGGTCCTCCAGGAGCGCACGTTGGTCCTCCACTTCGTACATCATAAACAGCCATGCCACGGCCGCAT